TCAGGAAGAACAAAAAAGATGGCCTATTGAAGAGCATATTATGGATCACTCCATGCCTGATCCTGATAGTGGTTATTAGAGTAGGGGGGAGAGCCGTCAACTCCCCCCATTCTGAGGTAAGGGGGAATGGGATTCTTATATATGAACCCCGCCTCCCCCATTGGGTGTGGACCTTCATAATTACATAGCTTGATATATTAATTCAAGTAGCTTGACATTTATTAATTAGAATGCCACAATCTTGATGGCTTATGCCCAATAGGATTCCTGAGATTCGTCTTTCTGACGATCAACAACTCCAGCTCTCTCAAAAACTTCATAAAATGGAGTTGGGTGCCAAAGACTATAAAGGTAATTATGATGAACTTCATGGCGAGTATATGGATATGTATCTTGCCAAATCTCGTCAAGAGGTTCGTACCTTTCCTTGGCAGAATGCTAATAACTTCTATGCTCCAGTGCTTCGTAGTAATGTAGACACCTATGGTGCTCAAATCTACGACGCTATGTTTGCAGAGATGCCTAGGGTTGTTGGGATTGAAGGCTCAGATGCTGCTGACGCAGAACTCCTGTCCGTTTATTATTTTGATGTTCTTTGGAATGGACCTATTCTCAATCTTAGGCAATTGTCCAATGACTGGAATTTTGACACAAACTTAGATGGAACTGGGATTGTTAAAACTCGATGGAATCGTGATATGCATCTTCATCGGTTCCAAGAGCTTCAGGAACGGGTGACAAGTAGACCGTCAGGTGAGGAATTAATTGGTCAATCTATTCCAGAGCAGGCTATTGAGCTTGATTATGTAGAGTCTGCTAGAGTTGAAAGAGTTAACCTGCCTGTAGTTGAAACAGCTCCGGTTGTAAATGTTTATCCTGCCCCTGGAAGTTTGCCTTCTATGCAATGGCCGGAGTGTCCCTGGTTTTTTGAAGAGACTTATGTTGGTGAGGAGCAGATCCACAATATGGACAAACATGGTTTTGCCCATATGGATGAACTCAAGGAAACTCTGAGTGAAACTGAACCTTCTATTGCTCAAAGGAACCGTGATGAAGATGAGGACTTAGGTAGTTATCAATCTAAAACAGCTAGAGTCCTACACTTCTTTATGCGGATTGCTCTTCCTGGTCAAGTAACATTAGTTGATGACGAGGAGAAACAGCAGTTCTTTATGAAGGATGAGGATTACCCAGAAGAAGTTGTCATCACTTATCTTCCTGATCTCAAGGAAGAGCATAGAATATCTAAGATAGTACCCTTAGCTCGAATCCGAGCTGACAATAAGCGTCCATATATAGACAATCGTTATAACCAAATACCCAGAAGTTGGTTTGGTCAAGGATTGGGAGCTAAACTCCGTAAGATCCAGAAACAAACCAATGTAGCTTTTCGACAGATGGCTGATTTTGGAACTCTTCGTAATATGCCTTGGGGATTGTATAATCCTGCGACTACTGGGATGTTAAAACCCAATGCATTGAGACCAGGAGCCATGATCCCTGTACAAGATCCAAGAGGCGTTTTCTTCCCTTCTTTTCACGGTGATCATGCCTTTCAAATTGCATGGCTTAACAGCTTACAGATGTGGCAAGAGAAAGATACATCTGTCACCGATTTCACCCAAGGGAGAGCACCCTCTGTTCCGAATGCACCTAGGACGGCCAGAGGGACTCTCGCGCTTCTTCAACAGAACCAGATTTCCTTCAGTTTTAGAACAGCTCTCTATGCAGAGCGTTATCGGGAGCTTTTCCAGCAGATTCATGAGCTTCATAAATACAATAGTCCCAATGAATTGGTCTTTAGAGTTCTTAATAAGCAGACTGGGGCATTTCAAACTCGCCGTTTAAATAGAAGTGCTTTTGAGCAAGAAGTTGATTTTCAGTTTGAACTCAATCCAAATAAAATGCAGGATCAGCAAAATAGAATGTCTATGGCAAATCTATTTGCTCAGTATCTGCCGTTGATGGTTCAATTCCCTCCAGCCAGAGAGTTCTTTAAGAAGACGTATGAAAGTCTAGGTTTCAAAGATTTTGATCAACTACTCCCAATGGATCAACTGCAGCAGTTTTCTCAAGTTCAAGCTGCTCAAGCTGCTCAAGCAGAAGGTCAACCTGGAGGGGCACCTGGAGGAATGGCGCCACCTCCTCCACCCGTTGGAGCAGCACCTAATATAGCTGACTTCCAGCCTCAAGTTGAATCTCCTCAAATGGATGAGGATGAGGAAATGGTTAGTCTGGCGTAGTTTTTACAATGCCTAATACAAGTGGATTGTTACCCTGGTTGCTACAGCAAGGGCAGCAACAACAACAACCAGTAGAGGATACGATTGTTCCAAGACAAAGTAGCGGGATGAGTGATCGGGTGACAGTTGGAGGTCGTACAGGACGATTTAATTTTGATCTTCCACCTGAGTCAGATGATCGTACTCCTGGTTTGCGTCACGCATATATAGCTGATGATGGGGAACTATATTATTATCAGATAGAAAAAGCTAATTACGGTGGTAGATGGGACGACAGTGCGAATTTCGATGAAGATCTTGAGAACCTGAGAGGTATGTCGGAGAAGGTAAGACGTGTAAGACTAGGTGATATGTGGCCTAACGAAAACAAACTTATAAGTGCACTAATTGGGGCACTCGCTAAAAATATGCCGAATGATCAGATAAAGAAACAGCTTAAGCCCTTCAACACATATCGTCAGATATCAAACGTCGAGTATGATCCCCTAAAGGGTAACCCACTTGATGAACCTGTAAAATAATGGATAATCCGAAAATAGCATCATTATCAATGTCTCAAGCAGATATCTCAGAAGATGATGCTAAAGCTATGCATTCATTAATGAGTAGTGAAGGCTGGAAAGTTCTTCAAAGGGTTTGGGAAGTAAGATTAGCTCAATACGGTAGATTCTGTGTTTCATCCAAAGACGATCACCGATTTGCTCAAGGTTGTTATCAAGGTTTTGAACACGCAATGATGGTTCCTGAGCAACTTATTAGTCAGTCAGAATCTGAAGAAGTACAGTATGAATCGGCTGCAGATCGCTTTGAAGCAAACCAACGATTGTATACGGAGTCTTACAATGACTCCTATTAAGTTCCCCAGCAATGGGGTTGATGAAGGAGCAGTCCCCGACTCGTTGGGAGTCGCTGGATTTATCTGCCCTCCAATGACAACTATGAGAAAGGAGATTTTCAATCATGGATGATCCTACCTTAACTCCCCCATCTGTGGACCCTAATCAGGTAACTCCACAAGGGGACGAGGCTGGCTCCGAGGCTGGAAATTCTTCAGGGGACGCTTCCTCTCAAGAAAGACTGAAACAACAATTACAAGGATCAAGTGAAGAGGCTCTTAGGCAGAAAACTCGTGCGGATGAACTGCAGTATCAACTGAATACGCTTCATCAGCAGCAAAATCAACGGGCTCAACAGGCTCAAGAAGCTCCATCAAAATCTGAAAGTATTATCACTGATCAGCAGTATGCTGATGCAATATTGGCAAGTGATACAAATACAATTGGTGCCTATACAGCTCAGATTAAAAAGCAAGCTGCTGACGAGGTTACAGCCAAGCAAGCAGTTGTCAATCGTCAAGGAGCAGAAGTTCAAGCAGCAGCAGCTGCACTTCAACAAGCTGGAGCACCTTTAGGTTCTAACTCTGGTCAGTATCAAGATGAGATTATGGCTCGATATAATATGCTCCTGGCAGATCCAACTCGTTATCTTACACACAAATCGATTATGTATAACAACCATGATCTTAATGCCATGACGGATGCAGTGAAGCAGATTGTTAGTGAAAAGAACCTTAATCAGAATCAAGCAGGAGATTCCTTTAGGTCCGCTGATACTAATTTCTCAGCGGTTCCTGGTACTCAAGGTGATGCTCAACCACCTGGACAGACAGTTAAGTCTTTTAATCCTGAAGTTCATTTGAGTTCTGAAGAGAAAGCTGGAATGGATAA